TCGTAAATGTTTGGGTCAATATCCCTTTGGTCGAGAAAATCTATCGCCGACACAAAGGGTTTATTCATTGTACCTTGTGTAACTGCCATTGTAGTAGAATTGTAAGTTTTAAAAAATGTTTTTTCTTACAACCCTAACGCAATCTTAACTGCCTCCTGAAACTTTACGTCCTGACTTAGCCATTGCTGCTGCCATACTTGTTGGTGCTGCTTCTGACTTAGCTGGTGTAGAGCCTTCTGGCGGCTTGGCATTTTCGATGGGATCGATGACCTGTTTTGCGCCTACTGCTTTTAGATGTTTAGCATATTCAGAAAGAAACTTTTCACTATCCAAGGCAAAAGCGGCTACGGCTAACTGGTGTTTGATTTTTGGCTCTCCTGTATCCGTATCCCACATGGTTTCTGCCCATTTTTGAGGGTTAGTAAGTACCTCAATTAGTGGCTGTGCTTCTGTTGGGTAATTAAACTTTTCTTCCCCTTCACCTAAAGTAATATACTTATTGGTGAAAATATCTTTTGTGTATGGGTGTTGTGTAAGCCCATCACGGTATGCGTCCATCCTTTGCTTTGCCTCAACTTCAGCGGTATTATCCGGCTGTTTTTGTTCAGGCGGCTTGGGTAAGAGATAATTTTGCTGATTGGATACCAGCTCTTCCCTTATTTTACCTGCTTTGGCTGACAAAAGCAATTTGCCCTTGTTAATCTCTGCTTCGGTAAAAGAATCAGGGTCTAACTTATACCTTTCAATTATCTCTGATTCGTACAGTGCATCCAATACTTCTTTACTTGCCTTTGGATAGTCTTTCTGAAGCTGAAGTCGCATCACGTCTTCATCGGACATCTGGTTGTAATCAGTACTTAATTCCCGTACATAATCCCCTAAATTGCCGTTTTTGTAGGCTTGAAGGATGCCGACCATTTTAGGGTCAATTTCCCCAAGTTCACTAACAAAACTGGCTTTTTGGTCATCGAACCCTAATGCCTTAAAAACTGCATTGGGTTGACTTTGTTTAAGAACTTCTTCCAGCTTTGGTTGCTTTGTGGTTTCAGGCACTATTGGTGCTTTTAACTCTTTTTGCGATTCAACTACTGGTTCTGTCTTTGCTGGTTCGGCAGGATTAGATTCGGTAGGTTTGGCATCTGTGGCTGTCGCAGCCCCTTTTGCTGGTTCTTCCGCTTTCTTTTCCTCCTTACCCGGTATTTCAATGACGGGAGGCGGTTCAGCCCCTTCGCCACTCTTTCTTCCATGTTTTGCCATCATTTCGGCCATATTCACTTCCGGCATTTCCGATATTACCTCTGTGGCCGCCCCTGCTCCGGGGTCTGTTGTGGCTGCATAAAATTTCCTTATCATATATGATTTTTGATTGTTACAACAAATTTATATTTTATTTAGTTTCACTTTTTAGCAACTATGTTTACAGTATTTAGCGTGTGGTGTTGGGTTTGAGGGCTATCCCCGTGATAATAAAATTGCCCTAATTTAAGGTGGGTATTACCCGAAATAACCAGTTTCCCTTCCCGTACCATTTTATCCAATAACCCTTTTAAATACTTGCTGGTGTTTTGTTGTGTCCAAACCGGCGGTTCATTAAGTTTTGGCATTGGGAATAAACTTTTTAGGAAATCATTAAGTCGTATATCTCCTGAAATTCCCCTTGTATCTATAAAATTCAGTAATTTTTGCTCATCGGACGATTCCTCTGCTTGCACTACTGGTTCTTTTACTGGCTCCTGAATAACGACTTCTTCTTTTACCAGTTCAACTTCATCAAGTGTTACTGATGGTGGTACTGGTTCCTGTTCAACAATACTTTCTACTTCTGTTATAGTTGGTTCAACTACTTCTTCTGGTTTTACTTTTTTAGATTTTGCCATGACTTGTTTTTTTTAAATGGATGATTTTTCGTTTGCAATCATTTGCTTTTCATTTGCCTTTTCCCCGGCAACGTGGGTTGATGTTATTTTAGCCGTTCCGGTAACGTCTGAAACAGCCAGTTTTGTTTGGTCTGAATGTAACGCAATACGTTCCTGACTTTCTATTTTCATTTGCGTAATTGCCAGTTCTTTTTGCGCCCTTATTTTTTCCAATTCCTGTTCGTGGGCGTATTCCATCATTTTCTGCTCTTTGGCTGTCTGTGCTGTAAGCATTACTGCCTGTGCATTACCATCATTATTAAGTTTGATTTTTTCAAGTTCGCTACGCTGTATTTCTTCTTTGGCTTTCTTAATACGATACGCCAGTATTGATATAGCCTGTTTTGCGTTGTGGGTGTAAAGAATAGCAATGGCATCACTTGTAGAAAGATACCCAAGTCGAATATCTTCCTGTACCCATTGGAATATCATAGCCCTATCCTGTTCTGTTGTACGCCTATGAAGTTCTATGCCATATTCACGCAATGGTAATTCAGGGCTTATTTCCATGAACCGCATGGTACTTGTTCCAAGTGCTGTCTGGTACGGAGCGTACCCTTCTATCTTTCCCTTCTTAACGCCCTGCTGCATACGAGACAATACATCTTCTGCAAGTGCAAGGCAAAGCTGTTCTTCTGCATAGGCAATAGGGGCAAGAGCATCATTTGTACTTTGTTCTGCTATCTGGTAACCCGGAACAAGTGTCTTTGGATTAGGGTCTCCTGTGGTTATAGAATTATACCCCGTAATTCTTTCTATTGCCATTACTATATTGGTAAGTTCCTGATAGTACCCAGCCAGTTCCTGCATAACGCTGTTTTGCATAGGAAGTATTGGCTGTATATTCCCCGGCAATGGTTCACCTGCATCATTAAGCATACGCCCCATGATAATACCACTATCAAAAAACATTTGCAGCAATTCTTTTGGTGTCATATTTTTACCACCTTTATTTTTTGCCACGTTTTCAAGTAAATCCATATTAATCCACCAACCGGAAGGCACGCTTCTGTTTTTCCAGTTTTGCACTTTCAGCATAGTGAGTTGGTAATCGTCTATAAAAGGTATAAGACGTTCCATAAACCCTTGTGCCCTCATTTCATAAAAGTTATAAGCACGTAGCTGAATAGGCAATCTTGTAAGTGCTTTTTTAGATGGGTTTGGTGAACGCTTTTGGTCATAGCACATTCCAAAGTCATAACATTTTTCAGTACCTATAATCCATTTGCATTTGTAAACATATTTAATTCTTTTACGCCTGTATCGTGTATTTGTTAATTCCCCACGTCCTGAAACTTCCATGCGGAAAACAGGGTTCCCGTTTTTATCTGTACGGTCTGTGTAGGTTTGTTCGTTATAGGTATAAAAATAAATATCAAGTACTTTGCATTTAAACTTATCAAATGGTTTTAAAAAGCCCACCCTTCGGTTCATATTTACCGTTGACGGGTTGCCCCATTTACCCGCTACACTTGATGCAAATTCCTGAAGTTCTGTTTCTGTAAACATAGGATTGCCTTCTTCATCTGTTAAAGCGGCAAGGTCAATTAACGAAACATCAGTAACAACCCCTGCATGAACACAATCACTGAATGACCCATCTTTTGCATAACTGCAAATAACACTTTCCGGGTTTACCCTTTCAAATTTTGCTTTATTATCATCACCAAGCCATTCCCTATAACCACATACGCCGTAGTCGAACAAATCCTCAAATATTGTCCTTCGGAAAGCCTTGTAGTTGTTTTCATACATACCAAGTTCTATTGCCATTTCCGCATCCATAGAGCGATTAAACTGCTCCCCGTTCATTATTCTCATTTCCAGTTCTTCCAAGTCAACGGGATCGTTTTTATCTGCTTGCAGTAATGGATTATCTGACAGTTCTGAATTTTGCTGTTGTAATATTTCACGCATTAATATTTTGGCTCTCATTTTAGCGTAGTATGCACTTTCTTCACTTTTAGCCAGCGAATCAACAGGAACACAAACAAAACTATAATCTTCTCTCATAAGCCTTGATATAGCACTATCACGATAGGGGCTGATTATAGAACGTACACTCCAATCCACTACTAATTGCGTATTCAGGGTTTGCATATCCACCCCCAGCATACTTTTATACTGGTTTATTGGTTGCTTACCAAGTGCATACATTCGGAATTTTTCGTAATCCCCACCATTACTATAAAACACTCCCTTTGGATAGGCGGTCATATAGTCATAGTATGCGGCTTGTGCGTATTGCATACACCAGTCTTTACCCTTTTTATCTGCTGGTACATCGTGGTTAGGATAACTGTGGCCTGCGCCAGAATTAATATCAACGTATTTCATAAATTAAATTGCTTGTCTATATGGTAAAATATCTTCAATGCTTTTTTCTTTTTCTTGTTTTGCGTACCGTTTTAGTTTTGAAGCTATAAATGCAAACCCTGCTGCCATTGCATCATCATATTTTTGTGTGTTCTCTACTTCAAAACCAAGCCACCCTGATTTATCACCTAACAATTCTTTAAAATAAACTTTGCTGCAACTTTTTTCTATATACGATTCTGTGTAGTCGCATATAGTTTGCACTACGTTACCTTTCCCATCTGTATAAATTCCCGGTTCTACTTCTTCTGGTAACCACATTAAAAATGCACTACATTTTTTATGAGCAAAAAATGATTTCCAATGGTTGACGTTTCTTTCAAATAATATCTGGCATCCGCAAAACCAAGCCATTTTTAACACATATTCATTTGCAAGGTCTGTCGTAGATGGCCTGTCCACGTATCTCATAACAAACATATCGCTATAAGGGTATGTACCATCTATAAGGTCTGGCATCTGATAAACATAAGCAGCGCAATTCGATTTTCTGTTATCTTTTGTTTTATCATACTTAAATGGGTCTGCTCCTATTCTTACCGAATAGGTAGCATTTGGAATGAAATGACCGTTTCTCTCATAAATATCATTAGGGCTTTTTGGTAACCAACCTATAACTTTTTCGTATTTACCATTTTCGTTTGCAACCCATACCAGTTTATTTATTTTTAATTCTGTTGTCCCGTCTGGATATTCTTTAATTGTATAGTATGGTTCTCCATCTTCCCAAACTAAATTTCCACGTTCAATAACTTTATTCCAATTAAGCCAGTCAATTTGTTCATTAAGTTTAAAAGAATTATATAAACACCCAATAAGCGATGAAAGAAACATTTCACGCTCATCAAAAGGGTTCATCCTTATTTCTTCTTCCAATTCCGGCCCTTCTAAACTGCTTCTTTTTTGAATTAAATATTCTCTTGCCCCAAGTTTTATATCTTCTTCTGTTAAATCGCCTGCCCCTATATAATGATTAACTAAATATTCATACTGTTCATCAGTAGGTGGCTCAATAACACTCATGCCATACTTGTCAATAAACCCAACATACCCATCATAAGCAGGAGTAAAATATCTTACAAGCCTGTTTGCTGTTCTTGGATTTTTAAATTGGTCTGCACTATCCCATACTTTTTTATATTCAGCACCACCCGCTTTTGTCATTTCGTTTACGGTGGATGGGCACTCCATAAAGCCAACACGCTTTGCACCTTTTACCATTGTTTTACTTACAATGGCTATAAATTTTGAAAATGGCGTTTCGCTATCCCATTTACCTCCTTC